GCAGACAGGCTGTCGTACAGGTTGTCTTCCATCGCCTCTTCGGTGATGGAGAACCCGTACGCGATGGTCTCATGCGTATAACGAGCGGTCCAGGCTTCCTGGCCGTTGTCGTACGCAATCGCCGCACCTTCGTTCTTGACCGGGGCAGCCGCGAAGCCCGAGAGCTTCACTTCTTCTTCAAAGGAACGCTCCGAGTTCTCAGTCTCGTAGATTTCCTTATGCTCCTCAGCGTACCGCTTGTACTCCAGGCCGAACAGAGCGTTCAGACCCGGAAGCAGTTCCTTGAGAAGCTGTGCGCGTGAAATAGCCATCTTTCACAGCCTCCTTAGCTGACAGCCGTACCGGCAGAGCCGGTATTGCCGGTGCGGTGGAAGTGCGTGTTGATACGCACGATCACGTCGGTGTACGCATCGCCAATCTGGCTGGTCGTGCTGTTGACGAAGTCAACAATACGAAGCGGCAGGGTGTTGGCGGTGCCGATGCTGGAAGCGTCGAGGCCAACACCAGAGTTGATGTTCGCGCCGCTGTTGCCAGCAACCGTCTGGATCAGGGCCGCGTTGCAGCCAAGAGCCGTCTGGCCAAGGGTGTCGTCAGCCTGCACCTGGAACAGAGCGTCCGGGTCATCCACGACATAAGCCATGATGTCCGTCGCCGTGTTGCCAGACGTGTAGTTCTGGCGGAACACCGTACCGTAGGTCGGGTCGGTGAACGTGCAGCCCACGAACACGCCCACGAAGCCGAAGCCGCCACCCGTCGAGGTGATGGTCCCAGCGGTCGTGGTCGCATTGAAGCGAGCCAGTGTACCGCGAGTGGTACCGGTGTTCACAATGAGAACCGGGTCACCATACTGGATGCTCACACCGAAGCTGGCGGGAATCGCGTACTCGCGAGTCGAACCAGCATAGGCCTGACCACCCAGAAGGTTCAGCGGGCGAAGCCCGTACGGGGAAGAGGTCGATGCCACTTTCCGTTACCTTTCTTCTGGGATTAGGGATTTACGGCCCAAGAGATCATTCCCTGGGGCCACGACCGAACGTGGTCTTCGATGACCGCTCCGGACGGAGGACGGGCATGCGAGGATCACTCTCGCGCATAAGGTTGTTGTCCACGCTTTCCATCTGCTGATGCGCCATATTCCGGTAATAGGCGTCACGCTGACGCGCGACCTCCTCCGGAATCTTACACAGAAGGAGACCACCAACCTCAATGTTGCCTTTGAAGCGACTATTGGGGTCGGCTGCCAGCATAAGCTCAGGATGATCGTCTGCACGAACGGGCACGTAGCCCTCGCGAAGCTGCTTGCTGACGTTGGTGTTGTCCGCAGCATTCATCATGCTGGTACGGACCCAGCGGAAGACATAGCCCGGTTCCGGCTTCGGGTCGGGCAGCAAAGAAGGAGGACGCCAAGAAGTCGGGCGAGCCTGCTGCTCGCGCGTTTCAAGGTCGCGGGGGGTGCGGTCAGCCATGACCGTAATCCTTCTTATACTGAGCGTAGTACTGCTCAGGCGTGAGACCGAGCCTACGTGCGACGGAGACCTGGGTCGGGGTTAGACGCACTGTGCGGGTGGTCTTGGCCGTTCTGGTTGCAGCGGCCACCACCGGAGATGCCTTTGCCGTCGCGTCAATTTCCGGCTCAGACTTCTGGAAGTACTCGGGGAACCGACGCGCGATGCGCGCGTTAAGCTCCTCAAAGTACTTATCACTACGCGGGTCGATCTTGCTGTCACGGATCAGCATGTCGCTGACCGCGTAGGCATAACCCGTCATCTCTTTCTCAAGCTCGTTCTGCCCCTCGAACCAGGGATTCTTATTAGCCCAATCCACAACCTTCGTATCGGGCTGAGGGCGGGGCTTCGGAATCTCATAGGTCGGTTCGGTGATCGGAGCGGGCCTGTAGTTAGCGTAGCGCTCGTGTTCGTTCACGAAGCGCTGAAGCTGCTCCTGGTAATCCAGGAACTTCTCCGTATCGCCAGACTCGAAGGCTTCTTTCATCGCCCGCTTGGTGGCGGCAATGTCACCTTCGGCACGAGCCTTGGCTTGATTGGCAGCAAACTGCTCAGTGTTGCCAGCAAGCTCGCGATACTTCTTGTTCTCTTCCGCAAGGCGCTCAGCCAAACGAATGGCCTCGTCACGCTCCTTGGCGGCGTACTCCTTCGCGCGACGTTCAGAGTGCGTCTTGAAGGAGAGTTCCTTCAGACGCTTCTTCCATTCGTCGCGGTAATTGGAGATCTCGTCATCATTGACGGTGATGTCGTCGTCGTTGTCCGTGACCTCCGGGGCCAGAGGACGACCACGATCTTCAGCAGCCGCGTCATCAACGACCTCGATCTCGAAGTCGTCGTCAGCCTCTTCGGCCTTTCGTGTAGCGCTCATGCCCGTGCAATCCCCCTGGGATCCTCGACAACGCCTTCAACCGTATCGTCATTGATGATCCGGAACTCCCGGCCATGAATCTTGATACGAGTGCCGCTGTACGCACGGAACAAAACCCAGTCTCCCTCCTTGCACCAAGCCCCATCAGGGAACTTGTTGGGATCCTTATAGGCGAGCGACCCCATCTTTAGGACGAAGCCAACAACCGTTGCAAGGGATTCTTTCTCACGCACCTGTTCTGGCAAGTAAATGCCAGAGTCGGTCTTCTCTTCAAGCTCCGGAAGGGCGATCAGGAGCCTGAAACCGGAAGGTTCTGGAAGCTGGGTTGCGCCCCGAGCTTCTTCATCCGGCATCTTGATATCAACGTTAAGCATAGTAGTCCTTTGCGCGCACTGTTAGGGTCGTGCGATACCCTGCACCCATGATGGGTGGTTAGTCATGCTGGCGAAGACGTTCTTCCAGATCCAGCAATTCCCTCTCGGCTTTCGCCAAACCTTCAATCACGCCGACGTGGTGACGGTATTCTGCCCAATCCTGAGCCGCGCCGGTAGCCACGAAGTCAGCGTGTTCGTTCATCATGTCCCGAATCTTCTTGCGAAGATACTCCAGGACGCTGTCATCAGAGACCATCACTTGCCCCTAGCCAGATCAGCGCCAGCCCGGATCGCATCAAGCTTCAGCTTGGCGATGTCGTAGTCGCGCTTCTGCTCAAACTCCTGCTGCTGAGACATAGACTTGATCCCAGCATTCATCCCAGCGATGCGCTCCTGAGAGCGAATCCGTTCGATCTCAATCTGCTGCTGACGCTCACGAGACACTTGATCGGCTTGGTCCTTCGCCATCTTGCGCTGGATCTCAGCCTGCTTGTTCTGGGCATCCTGCATCTGGGCCATGACAACGGGATCCTGCATCTTCTGCTGGATTTCCTGCTGCTGCGCCTCAGCTTGATCCTTCTGAAGCAGCTTGCCCGCCGCGTCTGCAACCAGCTTAGACAGGGCCACCTCGATGTCTTCCGGCAGAGGAGCATCCGGAGGAGGCAGTTCAACACCAAGCTGGTTCTCAATCTCCCGGCGATACTGGAAGCCGATATGCTCAGCGATGTGAGCCATCGCCGCAGCCTGGATCATGCTGGCCTGGGGAGACTGACCGACCAGAGCAAGGATCTTGGGATCCTGCATCGCCGCCATGTGGACCTTAATGTGGGCCTCATGGTCTTGGTAGAGGAACGCCTTCACGGGCTTACCAGACAGGATCGCCATGTTCTCGGACACGGGATCCATAGGCTTCTTCTCATCCGTGTTGGGGATGATCTTGCCCGGATCCTGAATGCCCAGGACCGTCAGCATCTGACGGTGAAGCTCCGGCAGATCGTACATCTGCGGAGCCTGCTGGGCCAACTGAAGCGCGGCTTGATACTGGACAACGCGCTGAGACAGGGAGGCAGCATTCGGATCCGTGACCGGGATCACGTCGATTCTGCCATCATAGTCAGCGGTTCGGGTGGCCCCGAGATCCGTCTCGTAGTCGTAGTCGCCCTTCATGTTCTCCTGGATAATCTCTACCAGGAGGTCCAGTTCCTGCTTCATCGACGCATGAAGGCGAGCCTGCACCGCAGACATCACCTTCATCGCCCGCTCCATAAGAGCCAGGGTCGTGCCAACCGGAGCGCTTTGGTTGGCGTCGCCAATCTGAAGATCGGCAATCGACGCGAAGCGACGACCTTCCTCAACGAGCGTGCCGAGAAGACCAGCAAGAACCTGAGACGGTTCCTTGTAGGGCAGGAAGGTAATGCTGTCCTTGATGGCCCCAGAGGGGACATCAACGTCCCGGAACTCGCCCGGCATCAGGGGCGTGCTGTCGCCCTTGATACGAAGACCGCGAGCCTTCAGACCGGCGGGAAGGTTAGCCAGCGTGCCCGCATCCACAAGCTGACGCAGGATCGAAGTCGCGGACTTGGCGATACCGCCGATCAGGTGGATCAGACCGAAGGGGTAGAAACCGAAACCAGGGATGTACCCATACTGAACAAAGTGCTGACGCTTCAGCTTGAGTTCGTCGCCCTGCTTCCAGTTCCGGTAGATAGACAGGACCACGCCAGTCGAACGCTCGACCGTCACGACATAGGGGAGGGCGATCCCGGTCGGCTCGCCGTCCTTACCTACATCCTCGTAGCCCGGCAGATCCAGATCGACGTGAACTTCCAGCAACTGATGCCGGTCGTCCGTGTCAATCTGCTCTTCGCCCGACAGCTTGTCCTTGGTGCGCTGGATCTCGTTCCTGTCAGGAACGGGCTCGGACAGATCAACGTCCCGATAGAAGCCCATGACCTGAAGCTTCCGAATCTCGTTCGGGTGCTTCCGCATAATGTGCGTGTATCGGGGCGAGGTCTGGAGATCCGATGCGCCGTAAGGTGCGACAAAGTCTTCAGCCGGGATATAGATCGAAGCAGGCCGACCAAGGGTCGGGTCGAAGTACACCTTCTTGAATGCTGCCCCAGCAAGAGGGAGAGCGAAGAGCATACGCTCATGCTCATTCCTGTACTCGGACATCTTCTCGGTCAGGATGTAGTTCAGGTCTTCCTTGACCCGATAAGCCTGCCGCTCGCGCTCAGGCGTAATCCGACCAACGATCTTGGTCTTTACGGGACCGCCCGCAGGGAAGGTCTCCATGATTGCCTGAGACTGAAAGCGAACCGCAGCTTCAGACAGGATCGGGTGGAATACACCACAGGCCCCAGGCCAGGGGCTGGAGCGGTCCTCGATCTTCAGTCCAAGGAGGTCGAGGCCCCTCTTGTAAGTCTGCTCCCAATCTTCGCGGGAGCGGCTGTCAGACTCAAAATCATCCAGCAGTTCATGGCCGATAGCCCCAAGATCGCTCTCGTCCATGTGTTCAGCAAGATTGGCATTGAACCCCGGCATCAGATCCTGGGACATCTCAGGACCAAGGATGATGATAGCCCCGCCGTCTTCCGTCTCAATCGAGACAGCGTCAGGGTTCACGATCTCAATCTCAACGTCCTCGTCGGCGGGGTTGCCCAGCGGGTTCATCGCTTTGTCGATAGCCACGGCCAATCCCCTCAGTAGTACTCTGCGCGACGCGGAAGATCAGGCTCATCGTCGTAGTCCGAAGGCAGGCGCACAAACCCACCCTGTCGGTATCGCATGAGAGCCATAATCACCGCGTCAACATAGTCGTCGTGAGCCCCATTTGGGAAGGAGGCACATTCCTCGATGACCTCATCGGCCCATCGGGTTTCGGGAGCCCAGACTATACCAGAGGCAAACATATCGCTAACACTATTTGCCCGCATAATCTTGTCGCCCGAAGCCCTGGTCGGGGTGAACTCGGAGACAGGGATCCCAAGCTGACGCAGTTCGTGGATGAGGGGCAGGCCCGAAGCCTTGCCTTCGATCATCAGGGTATCCGGTTGCCACTCCTTATAGACCTCAAGGGCTCTCTGCTTCAGGTCGGGGAACTCCATCCGCTCCTTGAAGGCGTCCAGGAGAATTAGATTCTGCCCCACGATCCCGTTGTCGTTGGGCTTGTCAAAGACGCCCCAGGTCGTGAAGGCGCTGTAGTCCGAGCGGTTGTTCTTGGTGAAGGCGGTGTCGGCAGAGATAATAATATACTCGCACTCGGGCGGGCGAGACTGCGGCCAGCGCTTCCACCACTCCCTCTTGAGGATCGCACCTTCGGCGTTGGTCGGCTGCTGCTGGTACTGCGCGTTCCACTTATGTGCCGGGAGTTCAGCCTTGAGCGCTTCGAGCGCTTCGATCTTCCAGAACTGAGGCCACAGGGAGCTTCCGGATGGCATAATAGCGGGAAGCTCAATCACCTCCCACTCGCTCTCTCCGTCTCCTCTTTCCATAGATGTCTGGATTAAACGGCCCGTCAGATCCCGCTTACCCCATCGGGTCATCACGATCACAATGCGGGCATCCGGCTGAAGACGCTGTCTAGGACCGGACGTGTACCAGTCGAAGGCTGTGTCATAGACGGTCGGGTCATGGGCGGCGAGAATCGCCTCCTGCTCAGTGTGCGGGTCATCAATGATAAACAGGTCCGCACCCTTACCGGCGATAGCCCCGCCGACGCCTACAGCGAAGTACTCCCCACCCTTGTTTGTGCCCCAGCGACCAGAGGCCTTCGAGTCTGATTGAAGCTGCACGCCGGGGAAGATCTTCTGGAAGTCCTCACTGTCGATGAGGTTCCTGACCTTCCGACCGAAGTTCACAGCTAGCTCAGCCGTGTGGGTGGCCTGAATGATCTTCTTGTCTGGAAAGTTCCCCATGAACCAAGCGGGCAGCAAGTAAGAGGCGAACTCAGACTTAGTATGTCGGGGCGGCATGTTGATAATCAGACGCTTGCTGTCTCCAAACAGCACCCGCTCGAACGCCTCGCCCATGATCTCGTGGTGACGGCCATGAATAAACCCAGGCCACGTCTCTCCCACGAAGGGCAGAAACTTCTGTCTAGCAGCTTCGATCTTCTTAGACTGCTCAAGCTTCTCTATCAGACGGAGCAATTCCATCTGCTCAGACTCGGGAAGCTCTCTGATTTTGGGCAGAATATCTTCGAGATTCATGAAAAAAGACCCCCATCGCTGGGGGTCAAGTTTCGTCCGAAGAGAGAGGCCAATACTTCGTCCTGAAAGGACGAGCCCATCTCAGTCGATTCTGCCCCTAGGGTCAAGGGATTCATGCGACCACCATCGAACGAGCCCGGCGTGGTAGCATTTCTAAACGACCACGCTCCACGAGACCGTCGATCAGCCGCTTCACGCCCGACTTGGAGGCAATGCCGACCGCGTCAGCGATCTCCTGGTACGAGGGCGAATGCCCATGCTCCGCACAGTACTTGGCGATAAACTCCAGGACGGCATTCTGCCGTCGAGTCACACCAAGCCTAGCCGCGTGCCGCACACCGTCGTTCATTCTGCCCTCTCTCAACGAGTCTTCTTCGCCAGCTTGATTAGCAAGCCCATCCTCCCGGACGGCTGACGCTGCTGAGCCATGAGAATCAGCCCATCTTCGTGAAGCTTCTTGGCCTCAGAGACAGTGATCTGGGCTCCAGCTATCGTGTACCAGCGCATCAAGCCATGATCCGAGTCGGCCTCAGCGATCAAACGCCAAACCTCCGGCAGTTCCACGTCGATCTCCCCAAGATCATGGAACAAATCGTAGCCAAACGCCTCACAAATAGCAATCCTGCCCCAGTCATCACGCGCATTGGTTGAACTGACCGGGTTCAGATGGGCCAAAAGCCCGGCAAAAGCCAACTGGTAGTGGAAAATAGCCAGTTTAGAGGGGGTATATGGCCTAGATGGTACCTAGAAAGAGAAGGGGGTGGGTTCCTGTAGAGAGAGGGGTGGGGGTTTGGGGCTGGGAAAAGGTAGGGGGAGGGGGTTTATCAAAGCTGTGGGATCGTTGATGGGGAATAGTATGTATAGGCGCGGGTGCGCGTGCCTGCGCTTAGGGGTGCCCCCGCCTGGGTGGGGGTCGCCAAGCCCCCTTCTCGACGCCGCCCACCCCAGCCAGACAGCCAGCAGCCAGAACCAAGCAATATCAATAGCTTAGCCACCAGCCACCATGCTGTCTGTCTGTCTGTCTGCTACCCTGCCTTGGCCAGCAGTGCCTTGAGCCGGGCCTCCAGCATTGCAGCGAGGTCAGCCTGAGCCGGTGCTGCGTCATCGCCCTGTGCTGTCGGGGTGAACAGTGCGACGCTGCCCATCTTGCCCAGCAGCTCCAAGGCCCTGACGCGAGCCGCAGGGCTGCTGTCGGGGTCGATGCTCTCCTGGTGCAGCCTCTCGATGACGTGCCTCCTGATCCGCCCGGCGTCATGCTGTTCCACCGCCTGTCTTTGCCTCAGCAGCGCATTGACCCTCTGGGCGATGCCAGGGTGATCCATAAGCCTGCTGGCCTCGTTGTGGATGGCCGCTGCTGACATGCTGCCTGCGTCATATGCTGCCCGGTACGAGGCAGCCAACGTGGCGCCGCTAGCTACCTGGGCTGCGAACGCTTCCTGCTTGGCGGTCAGGCCGTCAGGGGTTCGCCCCTGCCCTCTGATGAGGGGGACCACCTCTCCAGGCTGTTCTGCCACAACGCGAAGGGAGGGCTTCTTGCCCTTGGTGATCTTGGCACCTGTTCGCTTCGCTTTGGGGTTCTTGTGATCCATCGCCGTCTTGTCCGCTTCGCGGTTGCCTCTGGAACAAAGGCACAACGCCCCTGTTCGCTCGGGGCAGCATACCGCCAGGGCGGTCATTCCGCCACCGCATAGATGGACGCATCCAGACCGCCATCCCAGACAGATTAAAAAAAAGACATGATAGGCGCATTCATGGTTCAACCCTTTGAAAACACACCATAAAAAAAATATCAGACAGGCGTCTTGAATGCACTTTTAGGCTCCCCATCTGTTGTCTCGGTTGCGGTGGTTGGTGTCTCTCAGAGACGCACCACCGCACACCACCGCTCTTTCAAACTGTGCATCTGGGCTTTCCCTCCGACGCGGTCCAAACCCGGTCGCAAGGCAAGCCATCCAACCGGATAGCGCCACCGGTACAAAGACGGCGCGATCCTCCACACAGGCTGGGCGTTCCAGCCCTGGAGTGGAGCAGTAGAGTGATCCCAACCACCCCAGCCCAGGGGCAGACGTAAGTTGCAGCGGCACAAGACCGAGAGATGCCAGTCGCCTGGGTAGTGGGGAGCATTGAGCCGCCTTCGACGTAAGAGCGCCGCCCGCATGGGCGCTGAGCCGGTCGAAGACAGCGCTGCGCCGGGCGGTTGGGGCTGGGTAAGTACGACGCTGCCGGGCTTAGGCCCGGCGGCACGGTCTGGCGGTGCGAAAGCGCCGCCTGCACCGGCAGCCTGCCGCATCTCGCGGCGCGCTGCTGGTACAGAGGATCGAGACGATGAACCGCAAGGGCATCTTGAATGACATCCGCCACGCTCAACGCTGCCTGCGCGAAGCGCGGCAGGCGATGAAAAACGGGCAGGACGACATCCTGCTCCAGCGGCTGTCCCTGGCCGCACAATACGCCGCCCTGGCATCTCACTTCATGCCAGAGGAACAGCCCGGCGTGACGGAGATGCGGAACGTATGGGCACCCGCCATGAAGGCTTGCGAAGCCTCCATGAAGGACATGCACAAGGCCAAGTAACTGCCAGCCAGAGGCTGGTGCGCCTGGAACAACGAGACAACGGAGACGACGATGACCATACGAGACACCGACCCCGCCGCGTTCCGCGCGATGCGGTCCTTCTTCTTCCAGGGTGCCCTGACGATGGTCCCGACCGGCAGCCTCACGATGGCCCAGGCGCGGAAGGCCTGGGCATGGGCGACCGAAAACGTCCTGCGCGGGTGCCGCCCGCACTAGCGGCTGGTGCGCCTGGAACAACCCAACAACGGAGACGACAAGATGCAACCTCTAAAGGGCTTCGCCCCCGGCTGTGGCTACATAACGCCAGGGGAGCGCGCTGCTGCCCGGCGGCTGGTGCGGGCCATCACTATCCGCTCGCTCGCCATACAGGTCTGGGACGGCGGGGAATACGCCCTCTCGCACCCCAGCAGCGAGGACGCACTGGTGCTGCGACACCTGGGCGCGACCGGCGAGGACACCCTGCAAGTCTACAGGGACGGGAAGAAGGTGGGCTGGTTCCACCTTGTGTGGGGCAACGCGGACGACGGCAGCGAGATCGTCTGTGACCATACGGCGGGCGAAGAATGCGAGAGCATCTTCAACGAGGCCTTCCCCGCCTAACCGCTGACGCGGGTGCGCCCGACCGGCGCACCCTTAACGCTCAACACACACAAGAGGCCACGCAATGCACTTCGTTCCCCTCATCCTGACCTATCAGCGCATGTATGGAGGCAATCTCGCTGAGATCGTCCTTGATGGTGCCGATAGCGGGACAAACCCCGACGCTTTCCACGCCTGCTATAGCGACGACGGCCTGGACCGCATGATCCAGACCGCGCGCAGCATGGCGAACAGCGATCCGCATGACGACAAGCTCCCGCCTGCTCGCTTCATCGTCGCCGCGATCTTCGATGATCATGGCTGGCCGGATGAGGTTGCCGCCGCGCTGGACGGAAGCATCACCATCACCGAGCAGACCTAGGTCCAGCCCATACGCTCCGCTCACGCGGGTGCGCCTGGAACAACGAGACAACGGAAGGGATAAAGACATGAGCCGCAAGACGAAGAGGTTCAACCTCGCCCTCGCCCGCAACGAGGACATTCGCGAGCTACTGGTGCTGGTAAAGGCCGCGCGCATCGCGTCTGTCGGGATAACGACAGGCAAGGGCAGGGGGAACCTTTGGGCGCACCTCAACGAGATCGCAGAACTGGCAGAGGAAGAACTGACAACCCGCAACGCATGGGTGCCCGACCATGACTATGCCCATCGCGCCTATGGTCAACTGCCCAGCATGATCGACTGACACTCGCACCCGCGTCACCTCCAGGGGTGGCGCGTAGCGAAGGCCAGCCTTCGACAACACCAACGGAGAGACTGATATGCCCATGTTTCCAGACATCGAAGAGGCAAACCGCGAGAAGGCTGCCGCCTGGGATGAGGTGTTGAAGCACAGCCAGGAAGTGATCGAGGCCGACCGCGCGTGGCGGCGGGCTTGGCGGATCGGGCAGGAGGACGAGGCCCGCGCCGCAGATGCCAGGATGGACAAGGCCATCGTCCTGCGAGACCTCGCGCTGGAGCGTCTCAACAAGGCCCGCGCCCTCCTGGACCACCTCCCCATGCCCCAGGACTGAACCAGCAGATAGAACGGAGAGACAACCATGATGAAGCCCAGCATCCACCTGAACGGCAGCAGCAAGGACGACCTGTTCGACGGCTACATGGTCGCCCTGGCGGCGATGCAAACCGCCATCGACGCGGTGATCCAAACGGTGCCGCATGGCCGAGACTACTACCCCCAAGGCGATGGCGCGCTGCGGCAGGCGATGGCGGAGCATCGAGACCGCCTGCTGCGACTGCACAACATCGCGGCGGAACTGAACGCCCTGGCCGTCCACACCAGCTAAAACGGAGAGATAACCATGCAACCCATAATCCAGCACGGCTACACCGTACCCATCACGCAGAAGGAACACGCCGCTGTGTCCCGTCTGGTGCGCGCCATCACCAGCCGGGGCCTGTCCATCCAAGTCTGGAACGGGGCAGAATACATGCTGCCCCAAGATAGCCAGGACGATGCGACCATCCTGCTCGCGCTTGGCTCCAGCGGAGAGGACACGCTGCAAGTGTGCGATGGCAACCGCCTACTCGGCTTCTTCGCTTTCGAGTGGGGCGGCGACGAGGAACCCATGCAGTTCTGCGAACTGGAGGCAGAACCGACGTTCGACCGCCTCTGGGTCGAGGCCTTTGGACGTGACGCCCAATAACGGAGAGACAGCCATGATGCCCCGACCGGACCCGGAACTAGTCGAGCAGTGGGCGGTGGAGAAGCTGAAGCTTCCGCCTCGTGGATCGGGACAGCCGCTGCGGTCGAGAGAAGACCGCACCGCTGTCAGGTTCTGGCTGCGATCCCTGGGCGCTTCGCCCGAGAAGGTGAGCGCCATGACGATGCAGCAACTGAGTGACGCATGGCACAACGCCTAAGCGGGAAGGTGACAAGCTGACAATCGCACCCGCGCCATCCTGACAGGTGGCGCGTAGCGAAGGCCAGTCTTTCGATATGAACAACCAGCCAACCAAGGAGGCACAGCATGCCACGCAAGTCTGTGTTTACGCCCGAAGCCGCAGAGCGCTGGGCGCTGTCTAAAGGTGCCCCGCCTCGCGGGTCGGGCTTGCCCATCCGGTCAGGTATGGGAGGCCATCGCGGCCTCATCCGCTCCTGGCTGACCGCCTGCGGCGTCCCGTCTGAACTGGTGGTGACCATGTCTGTCTCCACGATGGGCGAGGCTTGGCACGACACCAGCGGCGCGGTCCTGGCCCGGCTCAAGGGTCAGACGCCCCCCATCGTCACCCCCGCCCCCGTCATCACCCCCAATCCCATCCCCTCCCCTGTCAAGGAGAACGACACCATGCCGACCGATCATGAAGCCAAGCTGAAGGCTCTGATGGACATCCTCAAGCCGGATGCGCCCGCCCTGGACGAGACCCAGGTGCTGGACATCATGCGCCGCCACCTGAGCGGGGCCATCTCCGGCGCGGTTGCAGACATCCAGGACAAGACGCGCCTGGAACTGGAGAACGTGGTCGAGGAGGCCCGCGCCATCGTCAACGGCGCGCCTCGCACCCTGCGGATCGACATCAAGGGCCGCGTGCGTGAACTGCCCCCTGCTCCCCGCCATCACAGCTTCGATGTGCTGCTGACCATGACTGTCTGCGGTCGCGAGAAGGGCGGCATGCCGGTGATGCTGGTCGGGCCTGCCGGTGGCGGCAAGACGACCGCCTGCGAGCATGTCGCAGAGGCGCTGGGCCTGCCCTTCTACAGCGACGGCGCACTGACAGGCGAACACAAGTTGACCGGCTACGAAGACGGGCCGGGCCGCTACCACAGCACCGCCTTCCGACAGGCCTTCGAGCATGGCGGTGTCTATCTCATGGACGAGGCCGATCGGTCGGACGCGAGCGTGCCCATCACGCTGAACAGCGCCATCGCCAACAAGTTCATGACCTTTCCGGACAAGGTTGAACCCGTGCGGGCGCACCCTGACTTCGTGCCCATGATCGCGGCCAACACCTACGGACGCGGCGCGGATCGCATCTATGTGGGTGCCAACCAACTGGATGGCAGCACCACCGACCGCTTCGTTACTCTCAATTGGGAGTATGACGAGGCGCTTGAGCGCACCCTTGCGGGTGATGACGCCTGGGTGTCTTACGTGCAGGCCGCACGCAAGGCAGCCTTCGACCTCAAGGTGCGCCACATCATCAGCCCCCGCGCCAGCATGGCCGGTGCCACCCTGCGCCGCGCCGGTCTGGCCTTCGACCTCGTGACTGAGTGCGCGCTCTGGAAGGGTCTCGACGCCGACCAGCGCGCCCGCATCACCAAGGAAATCCCTGACAGCGTGGCCCGCCGTGCGCAGGCCCCGACCATCATGATCGCAGCGGAGTGACAGACATGAACCTGAGAGAGATACCGACCGACGAGCGGGGCGCGCAGTTCGCGCCCTACCTCCCGACCCTGGCGGCTGACGCGAAGAGCGTGGCGCGGCTGCACTTCGACAACATGGCAGCCCTGGCTGCGGTGGTGCCCGAGCGCGACCCCAAGGGTAGCCGCCACTGCGGCGGCGCCTGGGAGCAGAGTGATGGCACTGCCGCTTTCGCCCTGACCAAGAACATGACGCAGGCACTGAGGCTTGCGCGGGATGGCTGGGAGGAGGGCGCCGAGCGAGCCCGCCCCCTCATGGACAAGATCAAGACAGCCCGGCCTGTCAGGAAGACACTCAGCCGCTGGGATGTGGCTGGGGCCGTGCCCTCTGTGCCTCGCTACCTTGCGGGCAACCCCATGCATATGAAGACGCAACGCCTCAGCGTCAGCAACCGCCAGCCGGTGGTGACCATCGTGTCTAACTGGTCAACGCCCGCCTACGTCAGCGCGAAGGTGTTTGAATGCTCCGCTGTGGCGGCTGCTGCCATATGCGACAGGCTGGAAGAGGCAGGGTTCCGCGTCGAGATCATCGCCGGTCGGCGCTGCGCGAGCCATACGGACGGCGAGAAGGGACACGTCGCGGAGACCTTCGCCCGGATCAAGGCTCCGGAGGATAGCCTGGACCTCGCCCGCATCGCCTTCGGCCTGGGTCACCCTTCTGCCCTGCGCCGCCTGTCCTTCGCCATCTGCTCCATGCACCCGAACATGAGGGAGGCGACGATCTACGGACAGGGCTATGCCTCCGACTTCGACAAGGCAGAGCGCCCACCCGGCACCTACACCATGCCGAGCAACAAGGGGGTCGAGGCAAACTGCGGAAGCGATCCGCTCAAGGCCTTCGACTATGTGGTCAAGCACCTCAAGAAGCAGGGATGCCCTGGCTTGGAAGACTAGACAGGGGGGGGCGTAGCCCCCTCTCTCTCGGAACAACCAGACAACCAGACAGGAACCAAACAGATGCTTTTCTTCTGCCCCCTCGATGATCCCCGCCGCCCCATCCGTACCACCCTGGCAGAACAGCAGGCCGATCTCGTGAAGGGTGAGCGCAAGCGGCACGGCTTGGTGGTGGATGCCGCCTCGCCCCGCGCCGCCTCTGCCACGCTGGAATCCTACCTCATAGACTGCCACCGCAGCGGACGCCCAGGCTACGCGCCGAGCGTTGACATAGAAGACAGGGAGGATGTGCCGGTCGCCACCCTCATGGACGCACACATCCCGACAGCGGACGACCTCGCCGCCATTGACACGATGGTGGCAGCAGCGAAGCACAGGATGGGCAAGCCGGTGCCAATGCCCGCAATCGTCGCGCAGATTGCGAACCCCAACCATTGCACGCTTGACACCGATCAACTGAGCGCGCCAATATAGGTGCGCCGATAGATGCCTGCCACGATGGCAGGGGCGCCGAAGACCGAGCAGGAGGAAGGCTGTGAAGATAACTAATCGTATCGAAAATATCCTGGTGGAATTAAACGCACTACACGCCGACGCCCAGGCCCAAGGCCTGCCGCAAGGTGTGGTGATGGGGCTGCACTGGCTCTGCGAGGACGCGGGCAGCACCCTGGCCCATGCCAGGGCGATGGAAGCCGCCGCCAAGGAAGACCGGCAGGAACAAACCGGCGACCAGCCGGAACTGCTTTAGCGCAATTAGCCCACCCAAAACGCGCACAAGGAAACCGCCATGACCAAGCCGACCATCGAACAGTCCATCAAGATCACCATCCCGGAGGATGTTCTGCCCCTCATGCGATGGGCGAACGCCGACAAGCTGACGTGCAGGCAGGCCGCGATCCTGCGGATGATCGAACACAACCCCGGCTGCACCGTTGGTGCCATCGCCCATGTCCTGGGGGTGCCGAAGCCTGCTGTGACGCGAGCCGCCGACAAGCTCAGCGAGTGGGATCTTGTCCACCGGAAGGCTGAATACGCCGACCGGCGTCTCGTCCAGCTTTGGCCCGGCCCCAAGAAGGGACGCCGTAAGTAAGGGACAGACCCTCCCACCCGCGTCACCCTCCGGGGTGGCGCGTAGGGAAGGCCCGGCCTTCTGTCTGGAAAGGGAGACCAATGACGAACAAGCCAGCACCAAACGAGTTCGCCGCCGAGATCGGCAGCCTGCCGGTCGCGGTCACCGAAGGGGTCATAAGGGAGTTCAAGCCCAGCGAAATTGGCCGGGCTGTGAAGCGGCACATGGAACTCGACTGGTCCGACATGGACGAGGAGGACGCAGCCGCCAACCTCCGCGCTGCGATGGAGGGAGGGAGCCGAGTGTTCGCTGCCTATCGCGTGCGAGCCAAGCCCAACGAGCGCTGTGATCTGTGGATCATCACCGAAGCAGACCGCAGCCACACCACCATCCTGCTGCCGGAGGAGTACTAGACATGGACACCACCGATAGGCTGGCCGCGCTTGGCGCAGTCGCCTTCTTCATCCTCATGTTTATCTGAAGGGAGAGACCAATGTCCGAAGACAAAGAGATGATCAGCGACAACGACATGGCTGAGATCATTCAGTTGAGTGAAGACATCAAAGGTGTGGTTGTCGGTCTCGCCGTTGCCAGCGGGGCCAAGCCGTCTCGCATGCTGGCTGCGCTCGTGGTGGCGTCTGCTGAACTGAACCTCGACCACACCAAGCCCGGCCACGAGGAGTGGTCCCTTGAACAGATGATCGACGGCATCCGAGCGATGCACGCCGACTTGATGGAGGCGAGGGCAGCGCAGGACATTGCCGAAGCAAACGAGGCCCGTGAACGGGGCAGCATCCAATGAAGGAGATCAACATGGAAGAACTAGACGAGCGCACCGTTGGCCTTGTCCGACATATGTCGGGGGCCTTCGAGGACTTCGCTGAGTTCATGGCGATCAAGAACAACGCCAACCCTCGCGTCCTTGTCGCTGCGGTTGCCCTGACCCTGACAGAACTGAGCTTCAAGCATTCCAAGCCGGGCCAGGAAAAGGACGCAATTGAGACAGCGATCAATGGCATCCGGGTGATGCATCGAGATCTGATGGAGGAGCAGCAGGGTGACGCAATGGCTGAGGCTGAGGAAGCCAAGGCCAGGGGAAGCGTGCAATGAGCGAGAAGCAAACCATCCTCGTGGTTGCTATCGCCATGCTGGCTGTGATGGTCGGACACATCATCGCAGGGGCAGCCCGATGACTGATATCGCGGACCGGCTGAGGCTGACCAACGCAGACTTTCTCCATGAAGAAGCTGCCGACGAGATCGAGCGGCTGAGGAATGCGCTCCGGGAGATCGCTGAGGATGGCCCAGAGATACCACTAGACGAGGAGGGAGAAGGACCGAACTGGCCGATGCACATATACGCGATGAAGTGGGCCAGCTTTTCCACCAAGTTGCAGACCATCGCGATCATCGCGCTCAAGGAATCAGACCGTGGCTGATATCGTGAAGCGGCTGCGGTCCTTTGATGTGTTCAACGCACCGATGGACATTGACGGCATCATGGTTAGTCCGGTGGCGCTGATGGCAGCGGACGAGATCGAACGACTAAGAGCCGAGCGCGACCAGCTTAAGGCAGCGATACTAGACACAGAGCCGCACGATGCTGGGCTTGTGCCCATGCGGCTGCGTTTGCTGGCACTCAAGGAGAACGACCAATGAACGAAGACGAAGAGATCAACCGTGCATCGTGGCCCGATCCTGACAAGCTGGGCGTGCCGCTGCACCCACACAAGACACAACTGCACTACATCATGGACGGCGTTGCCTTGTGGGTTCCTTATCGTGGGAGATGGACACTGCTGGGACGAACCCGAGACGAGCGGCCATCATGGCTGATCGAACAGTCCTGGGCTGAGTATCGAGGCCCGTGCCCTAGTGCGGAAGAGTTCGCCGCAATCAAGGCCGAGCGTGACCGGATGAAGGACGCGCTCTTGCAGATTGCCAGCAGTGGGGTGGATGGGGAAAGCCTGAACCTCAGCGGCGTCGGACATGCTGGCTGCATCAACGTAGCCAAGGATGCACTCAAGGAGAACG